GACAAACTAAAGGTGATTATGCTGGGTCAAGATCCTTACCCACAGCCTTTTGTGGCTGATGGCATCGCCTTTAGTTGTGGCAATACAAAAAAACCCGAAGCCTCCTTGAGATATATATTAGGAGCTATAGAAAAAGATGTGCCATTTGCAGATCAGGATGCTACAGACGCTGATACGAGATATGATTTAAGTCGGTGGTCCAGACAAGGTATACTTTCCATTAATACAGCCTTAACCACTGAATTAACTAAAGTTGGAAAACATACTGGAATCTGGGTATCATTTATGGAATATCTGATAGACATGATAAACTTTAATCAATCAGGTCTTATATGGGTTCTAATGGGTAAACAAGCTCAAGAATATCAATCTCTTATTGGAGAGCATCACAAAGTGTTAACCTGCACACATCCTGCATATGCTGCTTATATGAAAGCAAAAGAATGGGATTGTAATAACGTGTTTAATAAGATCAATTCACAACTTGTTGATTATAATAAGGAAAAAATAAGATGGTAAACTTCTAAAGTTTAAATTATAATATTATCTTAGCAGTATGACAAAATCTCTAAAGGAGTTAGGTTTTATTCACGTTTCTGATGCATATCATCAGGCAATTGAATATGTTAAAAAACGCAGATCTGGTGAGATTAAAAGTGTAAGAACACCTTGGGCAAAGTTCAATGAGATTAGCATGGATGGTTTAGAATGGAATAGCCTTACAGTTATTGCAGGAAGACCAGGTAGTGGTAAAACACTCATTGGTAGTATGATTGCGAGAGAAGCTTTCAGATTAAATCCAGATCAGGATTTCTGTGTATTGGATTTTCAGTTCGAAATGCTTGCTCGCAGTATTGCACTGAGAGAAATTAGTGGTAACACTGGTATTAATGTTCGTAAATTATCTTCCATAGGATCGCCTGCAGATACTTCTGATATCGACGCGGCAATTCGCTATTGTGAAGCAAATAAATCCCGTGAGGTCTATACATACGAACGTCCTCTTACAGTAGATAAAATGAAGGATAAGATCTTTGAGTTTATTGAAACAAAGAAAAAACCAACGATTATCACAATTGATCACAGTTTATTGTTGAAAAAGAGTGCGAGTGAAAAAGACAGGATTGAGACCCTGTACAACTTAGGCAACATGCTTGCAGAAACACGCAGGCAATTACCAGTATGCTTTATAGTATTAAGTCAGTTAAATCGTGATATTGAATCAACTGAACGCTTAAAACCAGGAAGCATTGGCAACTTTGTAAAAGACAGCGATGTATTTGGTGCAGATGCATTGTTGCAATTCACTGATATTCTCATTGGTATTAATAGACCTGCTAAGTATGGATTGCCATTTTATGGACCAGATAAAATAAATGTAGACTTAGATACATTAGCTATCCATTTCTTAAAGGTGCGTAATGGTGAACCTTGTCTGACATTATTCAAAGCTGACTTCGCTAAAAGTAAAATATATCAAATATTCTAATATGGCTTCAAAAAAAACAGCATGGCAAAATGCAAAAGATCTGATTGTTGATTATGCAATTAATGATTTAGACAAAAATTATGGTATTAAAGCAACGGCATCGCAAATTGCACCAAAAGCACATCGTGATTCACCCGATCATGTATTATTCTTTACAGAAGAATTTAAAGGTAATACGTATTATGTAATGTACAAGAAAGACTATAAAACTTTCTGTGATGAACGCGGCAATACTGTAGAAAAACCAATCTACTATCGTTTAAATAAAGACAAGGTAGTTGGTTTTAATTATGAAAAGGTGGCGCATGGTTCAGATAAAAGTTGGTCTGTACCCGTTGAACATCTTGAAAAATTAATTCCGCAGATTGCAGAAATCACGGAGAAAGAGGAAGATTATCAACTTTCACTTGAGTTGCAAATTGATGATGATGTAGATGAAAATATTTCTGCAATGACATTGCGTGATTTTTATGCAATCGTTCAAAATAAGCCCGTAAGCAATAAATCTTGGTTAAATAATCTTATTAAGAAAGACAAATGACAGAATCAACTGGTATACAACTGCCTTTAACACCTGTAAAGGCTACTATTAAATCACCTAAAGAATTAATTATATTCAGTAAACCGAAAGTAGGTAAGACCACATTACTAGCTGGATTAGAGAACTGCCTGATCTTGGATTTTGAAGATGGCAGTGATTATATAGATGCTATTAAATTAAAAGTAGATAGCATTGATCAGCTTAGAGAAATAGGGAAGGCAATTAAAGATGCAAATTATCCATATAAATGTATTGCTGTAGATACAGTTACTGCATTAGAGGAATTTTGTATTGGATATGCTGAATTACTTTACTCAAAGTCTTCTATGGGTAAAAACTGGTTTAGTGAAGGCAAGCCTAAATACGGCACAATCATTAATATGCCTCAAGGTGCGGGTTATCAATGGCTTAGAACTGCTTATAATAAGACCTTGGATTATATTCGCACGTTGGCTCCACGTATTATATTAGTGGGTCACGTAAAAGATACAATTCTTGAAAAACAAGGCAATGATTTTAATTCACTTGATTTAGATCTCACTGGAAAAATAAAGCGGATAACAGCTAGTAATTCTGATGCAATTGGCTATCTTTATCGAAAAGGTAACCAAAATATTCTTAGTTTTAAGACAACTGACGAGATATCCTGCGGTGCTCGCCCAGAACATTTACGCAATAAGGAAATTGTGTTGTCTGAAATTGTTGAAACAGAAAATGGTAGTACCGTCACTACTCACTGGAATAAAATATATATTGATTAACTATTAAAAATTAGAAACTATGTTTAGCAGTAAAGAAGCAGACAAAAAAGTAGGGGGTAGCAGTATCCCTAAAGTAATTCAACCAGGTACTGTGTGTGCAAGATTATTGGACATTACCTTAGAGGTGCCTCCGTATGATTCTAAAGCATTTAATCTAGTATTGACATTAGAAACAACACCATTGGGAGATGGCTTTGAAGGATTAGCGATCAACAAAGACATCCCAGAAATGGGTAATTATCAGGGACAAGTTGCACGTGTACAAACCCAGCAATATTCGTACAGTGACTATACGAATAAAGAAGGGAAGACCACTCTTAAAGAAGATATGATCTTTAGATGGATTTGGACATTTGCGAAAGAAATTGGTGCCAATAAAGACTTAATAGCCAATAACATCGAAGGTTCTAGTATTGAAGAGTATTTAGAAAATGCTAAAAAATATCTCATTAGTACAGAACGATGGATACACTGGGTTATTGGTGGTTCTGAATATGAGAACAAAGCTGGTTACACACAATATCGTTTGTTCGTTGTAAAGTCCGAGAAAAATAAAATTGGCTACCAACTTGATGTACCTGGTGAAAAGCCTACTAAATTAGTAGACTTTAACGAGAGTGTTCACATTAAGAAGAAAAAGCCATCAGATTCAGTTGATTCGTTTGAAGGCAAAGACGCTGGTTCTGATTTAGATCTAGATTAATTATTGTTTAGCTGTGCAGTTAGGAGGGGACTAAAAATCCCCTCTAGCTGTCTTAATATGTATTGATATGTTCTCAAGTAGAAAAGCAATATGCGATAGTACTGATATACCAAGTGCGTGGCTATTTGAACATTATTTACGTTTAGGTACAAAGCTTACGGGCCAAAATCACAGATTGAATAGTATATTTAATCCTCGTGATGCAAATCCAAGTATGTTCATATACTTAAAAAATGGCGAGTATCGTTTTAAATGTTTTAGTACTGGTAAAGAAGGTAATGGTTTTGATTTACTGCAGTTTTTGTACAAATGTGATTTTCCAACTGCGTTTAGCATTGCTAAAAATGATTATATAAACAATGGTATACAAGGCGCACTTGATAAAATAGTTCCAGAGTCAAGATGGACTTTGAGTAATTATACAGTAAAAGACAAGTGGGATAAGCTTGATGCACTATACTGGCGTGAATATAATATAGGATCTAAAATACTTGAACACTTTAATGTACGACCTCTTAGATCATATTCAATGATTAAAGATGAAAGTTCATTTACAGTAAGTAAAGCTAGAATCTATGGTTATTTTACCGCGGCTGGAGAATTATATAAAATTTATAATCCTGAGTCAGAACATCGGTTTATCAATATTAAAAATGTTATCCAGGGGTGGGATCAAATATCTTCAGACACAAGCCGATTATTCATCTGCAGTAGTCTAAAGGATATAATGTCTTTGTATTCCTTAAATATCAAAGGTAATATTATAGCTCCACCTAGTGAAAATGCCAAAATTGATGTAGTAAAAGATTGGGTAGATCTGCACAAACATAAATATACTATATTTGATAATGATCCTGCAGGTATTAATGCCATGCATACATATGAAACAACATATGGAATACCTTATATATTGCTTCCACTTAGCAAAGATATAAGTGATTCAGTAAAGGATCATGGTGCTAGAAAAGTCAAAATCGTACTTACATCAATGCTATAAAATGAAATCAACCATATTCTTCATACCAGGAGCTGTACCTTCAAGTAAAAACAGCAGAGTAATGACTAGAGCTGGCTTCTTTATAGGAAGCAAAGCCACACAAAAATATCGTAAATCATCTAAAATATATTGGGATAAATACAGAGATCAGTTTAGGCAACTAATTGTATCTGAACCTAAACCTATTATCATAGGAATGCATTTTGTCAGAGCTAGTAGACACAAATGGGATTTTATAAATCCTGCTCAGACTATACAAGATGAAATGACTAAGAATGGATGGATTGACGATGATAATGTGGATGAGTTATTACCTGTGCCTTTGTTCATTGATGGTAAATACTGGAGTTATAACAAAAGCAATGCTGGAGTTTATATTGCAGTATTAAGCTCCTTTTGTGAAGGATTTGACCAACTACAATTAAATGAAACAAGTTAAAATCACTGATTTAGATCTTGCAGAAAGATTAAAACTAGAAGATGAATTCTTCTCTAAACAATTCCTGATGTCTTATTCAGGATTAAGTAAGCTAAACTATAGTCCAGGTGCGTTCTATCTTCATTATGTTCTCAAGCAACGTGATGATGTAGTAGACAAAGCCATGGCTGAAGGTAGTTTGATACATTGTATGTTGCTTACTCCTGAGAAATTTGATGATCAGTTTGTTGTATTGCCTGATACTTTTCCAAGCGATAACCCTAAAAAAGTAATGGAACGCTTGAGGGATCAGATACAACAAGCATATCCAGAAGTGGTGGATACTAAAGAAAGTATTTTACCATATTTGGAGAGCATACAAAACGATGTAATCGACATTCTCAAGGATGAAAATCTATATCAAAGTCTAAAGACTGATGTACAGAGACTGGATAAGATACTTACTGAAAAGAATATGGAGTATCTGCAGTTTTTGTTGCAGTGCAAGAATAAAATGGTTGTGGAGCGTAGTATGGTAGAATTTGCTCAGAAAATCAGGGAACAGATCATGTCAAACAATACTATCAGAGAGCTGATGGGATTTAATGATAAGAGTACGCAAAACTGCTACAATGAATTAGAGGTGGCTGCATTTTCTGATGATTATCAGTTTGGTCTTAAAGGTATAATTGATAACCTGGTTATTGACCACGAAGCTAAAGTAATCAGAGTAAATGATCTGAAGAAAACTTCAAAGGCAGCTAGCGCATTTCAGGAGTCTATTGAATATTATCAATACTGGTTACAAGCTGCCATTTATACTATGATTATCGATAATATAAAACAATCATCCTTTAATGTAGATTACCCTGTAGAGTTTAGGTTTATTGTAGTAGACCCTTATCTCCATGTAGTACCGTTTCTGGTGAGTCAAGTAACGATGAGTAGGTTTACAGAAATGACAAGAGATTCATTAGATATTGCCAACTATCACTTCATTCACAAAAACTTTAGCGCACCTTTTGGTGTGTTAATCAGTACAGCTAACGAAATTACTATATGACAAAACTTATTAAAAAGTTATATGCCAGATACTTTCAAAAGTCGCGCAGTTTTCTTTTACCTATCCTGGGTATAAAGAAAGATACTGCGTATCCTTGTATAAATTCATATTTATGCTGGACAGGTATATATTCATTATCCGATTATAAATTAATTCTTACCTATTATAAAGGGGATGATGATAAATGGAACAAATATCTGCTGAATATACTTATGAGTAATCCTATGTTTGATGAGTATCATGAAAGTGATGATGATCATATCGTTATATCATTTGATCTACACTCTGTCAAAGATGATTATGAACATGTAATATTCGGCAGATACAGTAAATTGAGTAAACTTACTAAAGGTAAAATAAGAACGTATTATGGATATGAAACTCCAGAATATGCATACCTTGAATCATTTCTGTATCCTGAAAAGTTTATAGGAGTATATAGTAAATTGCTGGATGTTGATCCAGTTCATATATTACATACTGGTGAGTTATGCGATAAACCAGATATGGAGAAAGAAACACTTAAAATCAAACTATATGTTAAACTCAATGATGTTGATAAAATCAACGTGGAACCAAAGCAAAACATTTAAATTAATTCCCATCAGCGTAGATTGCCCATACAATGAAGC